TTAAAAGAGTTAGAAAATAAAATTAAAGAAATAGAAATGGAGGAAACATTAGAAACTATGACTACTACAGACAAAAAAGAATTAGAAGTAAAGAATAAAATGAATGTAAATAGAATATTCAACAGAGTTTTAACTGGAAAATCTGTAACTGAAGAAGAAAGAGCATTTTTAAATGCAGCTGGTACACCAGGTCAAGTTGAAGCAACTGACGGAAAAGGTGGTTATTTAGTGCCTTTAGAACAATTTGAAACAATTAAGGAGTTAAGAAGAAATTTAGTTGTTTTAAAAGAATATTGTAATGTATTGCCAGTTCATTCTTTCAAAGGTACAATGCCTATCGAAAAAGATGGAACAGGGGAATTAATCGCATTTGAAGAACTTAATGAAATTGGTAAATCTGATATAGATTTCTCTCAAGTTACTTACAATGTTGCAGATTATGGAGACATTATACCAGTTTCAAATACTTTACTTGCAGATGAAACTGCTAATTTAACTGCTTATATTGGAAAAAGATTTACTAAAAAGGCTACAAATACAGAAAATAAAAAGATTGTAGACTTATTAAAAACTTTAACTCCAAAACCAGCAGCTGATTATACAGTTATAAATACTGCATTAAATGTAGATTTAGATCCAGCAGTTTCTGCAAATGCAATAGTAATTACAAACCAAACTGGATTTAATTTCTTAGATAATTTAGTAGACAAACAAAATAGACCACTTTTAGAATTAAATCTACAAAATACAACTCAAAAAGTTTTTAAAGGTAGAAAAATAGTAGTATTGCCTGATGCTTTATTGCCAATGAATACTACAAAAGCACCTGTTTTTGTTGGGGACTTAACAGAATTCGCAACTTTCTTTGATAGAGAAGGACTTGAATTAGCAATCTCTAAAGAAGCTGGATTCACTAAAAATGCAACTTACATCAGAGCAATAGAAAGATTCGATATTAAAAAAGTTGATGAAAAAGCTATGGTGTACTTAGAACTTGCTACAAAATAATGAAAGTAGGTAAAAATGGATAGTATATTAACTTTAGAAGAAGCTAAAAACTATCTAAGAATTGATTATGATGAGGATGATTCATTGTTGCAGTCGCTAATGACTGCGACAGTGGATTACTTAAGAGATGCTATAGATGATTTTGATACAAAAGTAACAAAAGAAAAGTTTATTAAAAGAGCTAAAATTCTAGCTTGTGTCTTATTACAAGAATGGTACGATAATAGAGAGCAAAGAGAATCTAAGGATCTAAGTTATACTAGTCGTAGTTTAATGCTACAGTTACAAAACGGAGGCAACTATGATTGATATAACTAAGAGATTAAGGCACTTTGTGGAAGTGTATCATACAGTTGAAACTGTAAATGAGTTAGGAGAGAATGAAAAAACAGCTGAACTATTAAAAAAAGCTTACTGCGAGATAGTCCCTTTAAATTCTACAGTTAAGAATGGAGAAGCTAACACAGAAGCAAATCAGCACCAATTCAAGTTTACATTTAGAGTTAAATCTTTAAATGGATTAAACAAGGATTGGTTTTTTTTATTTGAAGGCTCAAAGCATGAAATTATCTACTATAACAGAGATTTTAAAGATAATCAATTTATAGAAGTTTTCTGCAACAGAATTGAGGAATGACTATGAATGGTTTTAGTACAAAAGACCTAGAAGCTTTAGAAAATGAAGTGTTAAGACTTGCTAAGAAGTATCCCAAAGAAGTAAAAACTTTCTTGCAAAAGCAAGGAAATAAGTTAAAAGCAAAAGCAAAAAAGAAAGCTAAAAGTAAGATTAAATCTAAGACTGGGAACTATTTAAAGAAATTCAAAAGAGGGAAAGTTTATAAGTATAACTCAGAAGAGGATACAGTTAGAGTTTATAATTCTGCTCCACATGCCCATTTAATTGAAAGAGGGCATATTATCAAGGATAGAACTGGTAAAGAGCATGGCTTTAAAAAAGGTGAGTTTATCTTAGAAGAAGCACAAAAAGAATTTCAAGAGGAGTTTATAAAAGCAACTGATGATTTTATCGATACTGTAATAAAGAATGGAGGGTTTTAGATGATTAAATTGAGTGAACTTTTAAAAGCTGTAAACACTAGATTAAAAGAGACTTTTCCAAGCATTTCCATAGACAGTAAAGATTTATCTGAAGCTTTTAATAGACCAAGTTTTCGTACAGAGTTAGATGGACTTAAAACTAGTGCTTTTATGACTACTTTTAAAGAAAGAAACTTTACTATAAGAATTTATTTCTTTTGCACAAAAATAGGACAAGGTAGACTAGAAAGATTAAAAATTTCTGATGAAATAGAAAATGCATTTCTAGGCACTTTATGGGTTAATGAAACTTTTGCTATCCCAGTCAACGAAATTGAATTTGAAGAAACTGATGATGGAGTGCTTATTGCAAGTTTTGATAGCATAACTATGGAACAGATAGAAAATGATATAAATGCTGAAATGATGGAAGAATTAGAGTATAAATTTGATAGAAAGTAGGAGGATAGAATGGGATTACCAAAAATTGAAATAATTTTTAAACAATTAGCTGTAACAGCTGTAAAAAGAAGTCAATTAGGTATAGTTGGGTTAATAGTTAAAGAGCCTAGCAAAAACTGGGATGTTAAGGTCTATAAAGATATAACAGATATAAAAGATACAGATTATACTGCAAACACTGTAGCATTAGTAAAAGACACTTTCGAATACACACCAAATAAGGTTTTCGTGTTTAATGTTGGAAGTGGAACACTTACAGATACATTAAAAAAAGTTGCTCAAGAAAGAGTAAATTGGCTAGGATTGGGATATGATGGAAAAGATGGAGATACTACAACTCTAGTGTCTTGGATTAAATCTGTAAGAAAAGCTGGTAAAACTTATAAAGCAGTAGTATTTAATGCTACTAAGCCAGATAACAAAGGCATAGTAAACTTAATGAATGACAAGGTTACATTTGTAGATAATAGAGGAGAAGTTGATGGTTGGCAATATGTTCCAACTGTGCTTGGAATGTTAGCTGGATTACCGATGACAAGAAGTGCTACATCTTTCTTGTGTGGAAATTTAAAAGATGTATCGATATTCAACGATATTGATGATACTATCGACAAAGGTGGATTTTGCTTATACAAAGATGAGGGCGATATAAGAGTAGCTAGAGCGTGTACATCTTTACAAGAAATAACACAAGATGAAACAGAAGACATGAAAGACATCATAATTATTGAATCTATGGATCTTATGAGAGATGATATTTATTCTACATTTAAAAAATGGATTGGAAAATACAAGAATAAATATGATAATCAAGTCCTTTTCTTTACGGCAATTAATGCTTATTTCAAAGAACTTGAAAGAGAAGATATCTTGGATAAAGAATATGATAACTACTCTGAAGTAGATGTGGAAGCACAAAGACTAGCATGGCTTGGAGTTGGGAAAGCAGAAGTTGCTGAATGGGAAGATGAAAAAGTTAAGAAAACTGCATTTAAAAAGAAAGTTTTTATGAAAGCAAATATAAAAATATTAAATGCTGTAGAAGACTTTAAATTTACAATTAATATGTTCTAAGAAATGGAGGTAAATAATGTCTAATAAAATGGATAAAAATAAGATTATAAGAGGGTCTTTTGGTGCTGTATGGCTAGATGGAGAAGAATTAGCATCTGTAAAATCTTTCGAGGCTAAAGTTAATTTGGAGTACGAAGATGTAGATATTATGGGAGAATTAGGAAAGCACAAGAGATATATGGGCTTTACTGGAGAGGGAACTATGACTCTGCATAAAATCGATACTACAGTAGGGAAATTAATAGCGGAAGGAATAAGAAATGGTAAAATGCCAGACTTTAAGATAGTTGCAAAACTAGATGATCCAACTGCATATGGTGCTGAAAGAGTGGAATTAACTGGAGTTACAATAAATGAATTAATGGCATTAAAATTTGAAAATAAGGCACTTAGAGAAGAAGAGGTGCCTTTTAATTTTTCTGATTTTAGATACATAGATATGATATAAACAAGGAGGATACAAAGTGGCTAAAAATATTACTTTAGATATGCTAATAGCAAGAAAAGAACAGTCAAATAATGATAAAATGAAAGTTGTGTTATTTAATTCTGAGGTGCTTGGTGGAACTATTGAGGTTAAAAAGCTTAAAGCAAGAGATGTTATTAAGATTATGGATAGCACAGATAACAAGTCTACAGAAGAAGCTTACAATGCGAATTGTAAGTTAATATATAAACACTGCCCAATTTTACAAGACAAGGAATTACAAGCAGCATATGAAGTTGCTGAGCCTTACGAGGTTGTAGTCCCAGTTTTCGAAGAAAATTTGGGAGAAATAAATAAATTATCTAATTTTATCTTAAGTCTTTACGGGCTTACAGATAGTGAGCAATTTAGCAAAGCTGTAGAAGAAGAAGCTGATGATATAAAAAACTAATTTTAAGGGATGCCGACATGGCATTCCTTTCTTTTTATGTATTAAGAGGTTTTTCTGTAGAGTATCTTTTAAACTTAGATTCTACAGTTAAATTATTTATGCTCGCAACAATGGATTTAGAGACATATAGAATTAATAAAGGAGGTATAAATGGCTAAAACTATTGGAGTATTACTTAGTTTAAAAGACCAATTTACTACTCCTCTACAAAATGCAACAAAGAACGTAAAAACGATGGATAGAGAACTTAAAAAGGCTGGGAACTCTATAAAAGCATTTGGAAATAAAGTAAAAGCAAGTATGAAGTCTATAGCAAAATGGGCTGCTATTGGTTTTGGTGCTTTAACTGCTGCTGCTGGAGTATTTATAAAACAGTCTATAGATGCTGCAAAAGATAAATTAAAAGCTGATAAGTTGCTTGAAACGAATTTAATGAAACAAGCGAATGCAAGTAAAGAGCATATTAAAATGTTAAAAGATGAAGCTAGTGCATTACAAGATGTTGGAGTAGTTGGAGATGATGTTGCAGTTGCTGGAGCAAGTAGATTAGCTGTATTTAAAATGAATGCAGATCAAATTAAGAAAACAATGCCGATATTAGACGACATGATTGCTTACGATAAAGGCTTGAATGGAACACAAGAGGACGCTATCGCTATTGGAGAACTTTATGGAAAAGCAATTAATGGAAAAGTCAACGCTTTAAAAAAATATGGTGTTGTATTAACAGCTAATGAAGAAAAATTATTTAAAGTAATGTCAACAGAACAGAGAATCGAATTTATAAATAAAAAATTAGAGAAATCAATTGGTGGAACTAATAAGGCTTTAAGAGAAACAGATGAAGGGAAAATCGTAGCAATGAAGGGTGCTTGGGGCGATATGCAGGCTGAGTTAGGTAAAAAATTAATACCACAATTAGGGGCTATTGCTGAGTGGTTTCATAGCAAAATACCAAGCATTCAAGATTTTATATTAAGTCTTGCAGATAAGATACAAGAACTTGTAACTAAGGCTAGTCCATACATTGATAAACTTAAAGAAATATTTGGAAAAATATTTGAAAAGGTTAAACCTGCATTAGAAGAAACTTGGAAAATATTATCAGATGCTGGAACTGTTGCAATAGATATAGCACAAGACATAATAAATAATTGGGATAGAATAAGTCCTGTTGTTTATACTATTGTGGGAGCAATTACAGCATATAATATTGCAACAACAATAAGAAATAACAAGGAGTTAATTTATGCAGGAATTATGAAAACTAAAATGGCTTTAGATACTGCACAAGCAATACTTACTGGACAATTAACTATAAAACAATGGGCTTTAAATGCTGCTATGAATGCAAACCCAATAGGGATAGTTATAGGAGCTATTGCCTTGTTGGTCGGTGGTATATGGTTATTATGCAAAAACTGGGACTTAGTTAAAAAGAAAACTATGGAATTATGGAAAAAACTGGATAATAATCCATTAGGCAAAGTACTTAAATTTATAATTAAGTTTGGCAACCCTGTTGGTGCTATGATTAATGCATTCCTATTTTTAAAGGATGTAATTACTCAAAATTGGGATACTATTAAAAATTTTGCTATGACTTTATGGGATAACTTAGTTGGTGCATTTAATTATGTGAAAGATGTTATTCTAGGTGTTTGCAGTGTTGTAGGTGGTATTTTTACTGCTATATGGGACGGAGTTGTAAAGGCATTAGATAAGTTGAAAGAAGGTTTTAATAAAGTAACAGATTTTATTACTGGTGTTTTTATGAGTGCTTGGGACAGCTTAATGAATGCATTAGATATTATACTACACCCAATCGAAACCGCAAAAAAAGCCTTTGGTGGACTAATTGATAAGTTGAAATTTTGGAATAGTACACCTGTTGATGATAAAACAATTAATATAACTGAAAAAACAACTAAAACAACTGATTCAATTAGTGGAAGTAATAAAACTGGTTCATCAACTACCTCAGTTAAGAATCCAAGACATGCTTTGGGTACTGCATACTTTAAAGGTGGAGTAACTGGAATAAATGAGGGTGGAAGAGATGAAACTGCTGTATTACCTGCTGGAACTAAAATTTTAAGTCATGAAGAAAGTAAAACACTAGAAAAAAAGAGTAGCAACAAGGGTATTACAGTAATTATAAATGTTTCTGGAAACTTTATTGGTGAAAAAGAGCATATGGAAAAATATGGAGAGTACACAGCACAAAAAATATTAGCAACACTAGGTAATATGTAAGAAAGGAGGGAGAAAGATATGTATATAATTTTTATAGCAGAAGAAAATGGAATACAACTAGAAGTAGCCAATATACCGATAGTACAAGCGATAGAGCCTATAACTTGTGAAACTGGAGATGAAGAATTTACAACAATTAACGGTACAACTCTTAATTTAATCGGTGGAAAAGGGCTTAGAAATTTCTCATTTTCTTCTTTTTTCCCTTCAAAAAGATATAGTTTTGTGAGCCTTTTTAATTTCCAACCACCAAAATATTATATAAATTTTTTTGAAAAGTACAGAGATGCTAAAATCCCATTAAGAATTATAATTGTAGATGGATATAAAGTAGTGCTAAATATGCTATGTAGATATAATTTTACTTACACTTTAAGAGATAAAGCAGGAGATGTACCATTTACTTTAGACATTAAAGAATACATTTTACCAAATGGTCAAGGTGATAAAAATGTATAAAGTAATGATAAAAGATATAAATGTAACAGACTACATTTCAGATTTAAATTGGAGAGATACAGTAGATACTTTGGGAGTTGAGGTAGATTTTACTTTAGCTGTTAACAGACATGATAAAAATTTTGAATTTTTATACAACATTACTTTGGGAGATCCAATACAGATTATAAACTCTGCTGGAGAAACTTTAATACAAGCAATTATAGTTACAGAGTCGCCAAACGGCAAAACTACGAACTTTACAGCATACGATATGGCTTGGTATCTAAACAAATCTACTATCATAAAGCAATTTAAAAAGATGGTAGGGAATGACTGTATTAAGTCCTTATGTAGTGAAATTGGAATTAAAGTGGAAGTAAGCGGACTAGACACAAAGATAGATAAAATCTATAAAGATAAGACTGTATCTGATGTAATATATGATATTATCGAACAATGTTCACAATTTAATTCAAAGAAATTTTTTATAGAATATGATAAAGAAAAGCTGATAATATCGCCTTTTAAAAAGATAAAAGTAAATGGGCAATTTGAGATGCACAAAGGAAATTTTATTAATATAAGTAATAATATCGGAAGTATAGCACTTACAAAATCTATTGTAGATATGAAAAATAGTGTACTTGTAATTACAGAAGATAAAGGTGCTGTAAGAACTGTGGGGAAAGAGCAGGATAGTAAGAGTATTGAAAAATATGGAATGTTGCAAGAGGTCGTAATTCTAGATGAAAAGGAACACAACAAAGCGAATTTGGTAGCTAAAAATGAATTAAAAAAATTAAATAGAATTACAGAAGATTTTACTATCGATGTTTTGGGCGATGACAAAGTTAAGAGTGGGAGAGTTATAGATTTAAATATCCCACTTTTTAAATTGTTTGGAGAGTATGTAATTAAAGAGAGTACACACACTATATCTAATAATATACATAGAGCGACTTTGAAGCTGGAGGCATATAAAGATGAGTAAAGAGAAAAAAAGTTGGGATATTGCACTTGCAGAGAAATTTAAAGAGAGAGATAATCCATCTCCCATCGGTGCAGTGCTAGGAAAGATTTTAAGCCCACTACCAAATATTTCTATCGAACTTTTAAATGGATATGGAGTTATAGATGCTGATAAAATATATCTTTCAAATGCTATCACAAACAGGCTAGAAATCGAATGTACAATGAAAGACTTTGAAAGTCAAGGTAATAAATCTAGTAATTGTGAAATTAATGGATTAAGTACAAGTGGTGGAGGTAACGATAGTGCTGGAGATACTAATTTAACATTATCTGGGCATAGTGGTAGTTATATAGGAAGCACAAGCGAAACCGACAATAAAACTAAAGGTAAATTTATACTACAAACAGTCTTTAATTTAAAAGAGGGTATGTATGTCCTTGTAATTCCGAATGTTGCGGAAGATAAATTCTTTGTAGTGGATGTATTCAACTATGCAAAAGAGGTGAGTCTGGAATGGCAATATTACCAAAAATGAATTTTATAGATTATTCTACAAATAATACAACTACAGATAAAATCACAAATGGTAAAACTTTTTTAATAGATTTTCAAAAAAAGAGAATGCTTAGAAGCGACGGAAAATTGATTAAAACTGATGATGAAAGAGCTGTTAGAATGTGGTTAGAAAAAGTTTTATTAACAGAAAAATTTAAATGGAATATCTACAAAGAAAACGGATTAAATCAATATGGAATGAGATATAAAGCCATGTTGTTAGGGAAAAGGTTTCCAACTCCAGTACTTTACAGCGAATTCGAGAGAGAGTTGATAGAAACTGTAGCAAAAAATAAGCAAATAAAAGAAATAAAAAATATAGAAATTAATTTAGATAGACACACATTAAAAACTAGATTTGATGTAGTGTTACAAGATTTTAAAGTATTTGAGTGGGAGGGCTATCTATGATTATAAAGAAAAATTGGAAAGAAATTTTAAAAGATATGCTTTCTAATGTAAATGAAGAGTATGATAAAGGCGAGGGAGGGCTATTTTACGATAATCTAGCTCCAGTCGCAATAGAATTTGAAGAGCTTAGAAAAGTACTAGACTACATATTTTTAAACTCTTTCGCAGAAACTGCACAAGGAGAGTATTTAGACAATATTACAAAAGAGGTTGGAGTTTTAAGGAAAAAAGCAACTAAATCAAAAGGTACTGTTATTATAAAAGGTACTCCAAATACTATAATAGAGGTAGGTACAAAGGTTGCTAGTGATACGTATATCTATATAACTACAGAAGAAAAAGTAATTGGAGCATCTGGTAGTGTAGAGGTCCCAATAGAAAGTGAAAACATTGGTAAAATCTATAATTTACCTAAAAATACTATAAACAAATTTCCTATCACAATTCCGAATTTGAACGAAGTTAATAACTTAAAAGAAACTGTAGATGGTTATGACGGAGAAACAGATGATGAATTGAGAGAAAGATATTATTTTAAAGTAAGAGAGCCAGTAACTAGTGGAAATATCTATCATTATAAAAAATGGACAATGGAAGTTGAAGGAGTAGGAGGAGTTAAGGTTTTTCCTTTGTGGAACGGAAATGGCACAGTAAAGGTAGTAGTGGTAAATTCAGATATTGGAGAAGCAGATGCAACTTTACTAAAAAGAGTTAGAGATTATCTCGAAGAAGCAAGACCAATTGGAGCTACAGTTACAGTAAATAGTGCAGTTGGTAAAACTATAACTTTAAATGGAAAGATTAAAATTTCTAAAAATGTAAAGTTTGATGAAATTGAAACAGAGATAAAATCTAATATTAAAGAATATTTTAGAAAAGTTGGATTTAAACAAGACTATGTTAGTTATGCACAAATCGGAAATATTATCTTAAACGTGCAAGGAGTGGTTGATTACGACAACTTACTTTTAAACAATAAAGCTATAAATGTGCAATTAACAGCAGAAGAAATACCGAAATTATCTACAGTTACACTTACAAAAGAGGTGGTATAGTGGAAAATGATAGACTTTTAAGACATATGCCAAAATATTACAGAGGCATTTTAGAAATTGAAACACTGCAAAAGGCTATAAATGATGAGTTAGAAATTATAGATAGTATTTCTAAAGATGTACTAGACCAATTTTTTATATATACAGCAACTTGGAGTTTACCAATATGGGAAAAAATCTTTGGTTTAGCTGTTGGTGATAAAACTAGTAATATCCAAGAACGTAGGGAAAAGCTTATATCTAAGTTAAGAAGTTATGGAACTACTACAAAAGAAATGATTGCTAGAGTGGCAAAAGCTTACACAGATGGAGAAATCGAAGTTATAGAGGATAATGCTAATTATAGTTTTAAAATTAAATTTACATCTATAGTTGGGATCCCACAAAATTTAGAAAACTTTAAAGCTGTTGTAAATGTAATAAAACCTGCCCATTTAAATTTTAGTGTAGAATTTAGATATAACACACATAATCAAGTTGCATATTTAATACACAATAATTTAAAGACTAAAACACACAAAGATTTGTATGATGCAAGACTATACGAAGATGCAGATGTAGTAGGAAAATACCACAAGCACAATGAGTTAAACTTATTAAAAAATGATGACTTGAAGAGTATTAAAAATCAAGAAATTTATGATGGAAGGAGATAGAAATGTCAGAATATACTAAATATCTAAGATTGATGAAACCGCAAGGAAATGAGTATTACAACGTAGAAAATTTTAACCACAATGCAGAGTTGATTGATAAGGAGACAGAGAAATTAAACAATGCAGTTACTAAAATTCAAGAAGGGGCAACAACAGAGAAAGCAGGAATAGTACAGTTTGGAACAGAAGAAGGAAAAGCATTAGAAGGAATGATGTTAGCAAGACTTGCTGGGTGTGTTGGATACGGTGGAGACATTCAAACAGCTGGAGTTAAGGATATTAACTATATCTATTACGACAGAAATACAAGAAAGATGTACAAATGTTTAAATCAGAATAGCGATGTGTCGGCTAATGTTGCTAATTTTATCCCTTTAGACAACAACAGTCTTTTGGATAGATTGGAAAATTTAATTAAATTCAAGACTTATAGAGTAGATAGAACGGATGATGCAATGACTTTACAAACGTCGGCAGGAGTATATGCTATTTCTGAAAAACTTATATATAATTTTAAAAGAATAATAGGGATACCTTCTACATCTAAAATTGTAAGTGTTTCAGCTACTCAAAGCTCTGGATATGCGGAATATGCAACATATGATTATGATAGTGATTTAGCCGCTGTAGGGCATATAGTAAATACAGCTAATCCAAGATGGATATGTATTAATGTTGCATACATTTAATTATAGAGTATTAAGATTTTGCATAGAAATCTATAATTGGACTAATTTAATTAGCACTTAAATATCTCCAAGGTGTCCATTGTTTAGTGTCTCCATTTCTTGTTCTGATAGCAATAGAAAAAGTATCATAGTAAGAAAATGCTATTTGGGTCACATAATCATCTCCATTTACAGAAGTGTTAAATACTAATACAAAGCATTGAGAGCCACAAAAACCTCGTTTTAATTTAGATGTAGCTCCTTTAATTTGGAAAATACCAGTTTTTATTAATTCATCTTCATCTTTTGGGCTCCATCTGTCTATTTTGTATAAAAGATTTCTGTCGAGATTTTCCATTATTTTGAGAATTGTATAATTAACTTATCAATTTTAGGAGGTTTGGTTATGCAATTAACAGTATTAGAAAATTTAAAAAAGGAAAATGTGGATGTTTATTTGGAGTATCTTAATAGTTGTAAGAGCAGTAATTGGGATACTTGGGGGACTACATACAAAACGTACTGTAACAATTTTAAATTATTTCTAGTTTGGTTTCAGAAATCTTATAAAAATAAGTTACTTTTAAGCAAAGAAACATTGCTGGAAATGCCCACTATAATGGAAAGTTACAGGAATTATTGTAGGAGTTTAGGTAATTCTAAAAGAACATTAATGAATAAAACTACTGCAATTAGCACATTTTATGCTTGGTGTGTTAGAAGAAACAAAATTAAATACCATCCTTTCGATTCTAAACTAGATAAGTTAAGGTTTACAGAAAAGGACAAGGTTAGGAGCAGTTATTTTCTTACGACAGAACAAATATTGACTGTTCGTTTATATATGCAAGTAGAGAGTAAGAAATATGACTTGCAAGATAGGATATTATGGGAATTATTCCTAGACAGTGCTTGTCGTATATCTGCTATTCAAAATTTAAAGATGGAACAGCTAGACTTAGAAAATGGGTATTTTATGAATGTTAAGGAGAAAGAGGGCTATATAGTTAATGCTTTCTTTTTTCAAAAATGTAAAGAGTTGATAAAAGAATGGATACAGTACAGAGCAGAAAATGGGATAGATGTAGATTGGTTTTTTGTTACTAAGTACGGAAAAATCTATAAACAGATGACTCAAGGAGCTATTAGAAATAGGATTAAAAAGTTAGGAAAAATTTTAGGAATAGAGGATCTATATCCTCACACTCTTAGAAAAACTAGTATTAATTTAATAAACAATTTGGCTGGATTAGGCTTAGCAAGTAGCTATGCTAATCATTCTAGCAGTGGAGTTACAAGTAAGCATTACATTGCAAAAGCTAATCCAACAGAGGTAAGAAATAGCATTATAAATGCTAGGAAAAAATTAGGTATTTTTTAGTTAAATATTATAGAGATTTTTAAATTTATTCAGATTTTTATAATTAAAAATGCTATTTTGAGTATCTTATATATAAAATTCTTAGAAATTATATTTAAGAAAAAATATAAAAATATGCTCAAAAGCAGAAAATAAAACTATAAATTCTTTATAAATTTAAAAATCTACTCACATTTGAAAGGAGAGATGTTATGTTTTTTATTTACACAAAAGAAAGAAAATCAAAGCTTGCATTTACTGTTAACCTAACAGCAGATGAAGTTATGCAATTTATGGATGGAAATTTATTCCTGGATTATCCAGAGCTTATTCCGTCTGAGCATGTCGCAATTGAGAGAAATGAAGCTTTCAAATATCCAACATATGATGAATCTACAAACACTATAAGAGAAATGACTAGAGACGAACTTATAGAAGAAGATATCGAGGTTCAACTAGCCCCAGGAGAGTATATAGAAAATAAGAAATTAAAGGTTGTACCACAGCCTAGCTCATATCATACGTGGAACACATCTACTCATACTTGGGATATAGACATGGAAGATGTTAAAAGAACTTTCAGACACAAGTTTAGAGAAATACTGCTAGATAAGATGTTTGGGTCATATGAGCATGACGGAAAAGTATTCCAAATGCTAGAATATGATGAAATTAATTTCATAAGAGTTAAGATTGCTTTAGACATTGCTGGAGAAGTAGAAGATTATGATGTAATTAAAGATGCATTAATTACTTTAGGTATTCCTGTAGATGCAGAACTTGAGACAAAAATAAAAGGTGCTATGAAAGTTGGAAAATTAAAGCCACTTTTAAAATCGCTACCAACTCAATGGAGATTAAAAGATAACTCTATTGCAGCTATTTCATTGGGAGAATTAAATCTAATTTACTTCTCTTGGATATTAAGAGTTATTGCTGCACAAAACAAATATACAGCTATAACTAAGAAAATAAGGGAAGTTTCAACAGTTAAAGAATTAGAAGCTATTAAATGGGATTAAAGTTATTAAAGGTAGTTTTATATGGCTACCTTTTTTTAATTGGCTTAAACAAGCCTTCACAAGGTCATTTTTAGGAGGTGATTTTAAATGTATACATTATCAGAAACAAGTTTAAAAATGCTGAAAGGGGTGCATCCAAATCTGGTAAATTTTATGACTGAACTTATAAAAATAAGTCCTTGGAACTTTAAGATAACTGCTGGGGTTAGAACAGCAGAAGAGCAGAATAGGCTATACCAAAAAGGCAGATCTGCTCCTGGAGCAAAAGTAACCAATGTAGATGGGTATAAATTAAAGTCCAATCATCAGATTAAATTTGATGGGCTAGGTTATGCGACGGATATTGGTGTAATTGTGAATGGAGAGTACAAAGGAACTTGGAAAGATTTTCACTACTATCAAGATATTTATAATGTTGCAAAAGAGAAGGGACTTTTAGAAAAATATGGTATTGAATGGGGTGGAAATTGTTGGAGAACTTTTAAAGATGCTCCACATTGGCAAATTAAAGGGGCAGATAGAGTTCCATATAGATAATATTAGGAGGCTAAAAAATGGAAAGTTTTTTAGAAAGAATAATAAAAGAAAAAGATGACTTACAAGAGAAAATAATCAAGTTAGATAGATTCTTTACTACAGATACTTTTGAAAATCTATCTCCAGTAGAGAAAATGCACTTAAAAGACCAAATGCGGTACATGAGTGCATACCTTAGTACTTTAAGACAAAGAATTAATTTCTATGAAAGCAAGGAGGGAAAACATGGAAATGACTAGATTAAATACTGTGCCGATTGACGACAAATATTGGGAAGTTTTAGAAGATTATACTTATAGAACATCTAAGGGACTTGTGACAGTCCCAAAAGGATTCAAAACAGATTATGCCTCAGTTCCAAGAGTATTCAGAAATGTAATTAATAGTTATGGTAAACATGGTAGAGCTGCTGTAGTCCATGACTGGCTATATTCTAGTAAATGTACTTTAGATGTAACTAGAGAAGAAGCTGACAAAATATTCTTAGAAATTATGAAAGAATGCGGAGTGGGTACTATAAAGAGACAGTTTATGTACAGAATGGTTAGGATGTTTGGAGCTAGCCACTTTAGAAAGGGTGAGTAAAATGGAAGATTTTTTTATAAGTGCTAAAAATGGTATCGCTATGGTTTGGACAGGTTGGATATCTATTCTTGTTTGGGCATTGGGAGGCTTTGATTTATCTGTAAAAGTACTTGTATTTCTTATGCTAGTAGACTATATAACTGGAATTTGGGCTGGATACATAACTAAAACTGTGAATAGCACTAGAGCATATAAGGGGATAAGCAAGAAAGTTTTTATACTAATTATAGTCTCTTGCTCCACAGTTATAGAGCAGCTTGTGCCTAATGTTGGAATTCGTAATTTAGTTATAGTTTTCTATGTAGCTACAGAGTTTTTATCTGTAATAGAGAATGCTAGCAAGTTAGGATTACCTATCCCTGAAAAGCTTAAAATAGCATTAGAACAGTGCAAGGGAGATAAATGTAATTCTAAAAATGCGGATCCAAAAGATATTAAGCCAGAAAAATTAAAAGAGAAAGATTTTGATGAAGAAATTAAATAAAATAATGGGGTAGTTTTTATACTACCCCTCTTTTTTTATTGTAAAAAATTTTTAAAAAAGTTTACATTATTTGTTTTTAAAAGTCTTAAACTTATGAATTTATAATATGTTAATTATGTGTAAAAATATTTTAAAAAAAATAAAAAAATATATTGACATCTATAACCATAGATGATATACTATGTGTATAGAAAGAAAGATAAAAACAAAATTTAAGGAGGAATTAAAATGACAGTAGAAAGATTAGAAAGATGGCTAAATAAGAGAGGGTTTACTTTAAGCACAAAGGTTTATAGTAATAATATTAAATCTTATAAGTACACAGTAAAGGGACAAGATCAAGAAGTTATTGGTTATTTCAACAGTTTAGCAGAAATAAAAGAGTTTATAGAATACAACAGATGAAAAAAGAGCCAGTTAATCTGGCTCTCCTTTAAAAGAAAGATAAAAACAATCATTTCCAGAGATTGTTCTTATCCGAATTATAACATATAGGAGGGAAAATGGCAAGAAAAGGTTTTAGCTCTCCAGAAAAACAAAAGGAAGCTAATGAAAAATATAGTAAAACAGAAAAAGGAAAGAAAGCAGGGGATAAAGCCTCTGCAAAATATAAAGCAAACATATATATAGAAGAGTTTGCTGATATAAAAGATTTGGAAATTTTAAAGGGTAAAATAAATAAAAAGTTAAGAAACGGAGGAAATATGAAAGTTTTATATATTCCAAAAGGACAAGGAACTAATCCAGAAATAGAAAAAAAATCTATGGACTACACTCCAGAAGTAGAAGAAATATTTTTAACTATTTTAGACAAAGTTTTGAGAGTTAAATTTAATTTACCTAAAAAAGCTGTAATGGAATATTTTACAGCAGATGAAGATAATTTTACAGAAGAAGAAATAAAAGATTTAAAAGAAATTTGTAGAGAAAAAGATGGTACTCTAAATGGAAATATCTATCTAAATGGGATAGATAGTAAGTATATGTTTATTGACTGGTTTGAAGAAGATAGAGAACTTATAGATGCAGCATATCTAAGAGAAATACTTGGAACTTATGCAGATGATATAGAAAAAGTTCTAAGACCAGAACAATTAAAACTTTTAAATAAAGTAAAAGAATTTATAAATCCAGTAGCAGATGCTGGGTTCAAATTAAATATAAAAGATAAAAAAGAGCAGGATTAA